ATGGAAAAAGTGATGAAGTTTGTGTCACTAGTTGTAAGCGCGTCTGTACCAGAAAACACAGCGGATGTCAGTGTACCTGCTGCGGGAGCAATTACAAAAACATCACTATTGCCAGTAGTAGCAATAGTTGCGCCTTGTTGCGATGCAGTAGAACCGTTAGCAATATTAGATAGAATTTTTGACGTGCTATCAATAACTGCGCCTGTAATTGTAGTGCCAGAAGTTAATTCAGGGTCGCTAAAAGCAACCCCTACAGATTTGGTATTAGGCATAATTTTTCCTTAAAAAGAAACCCGCCCCGAAGGGCGGGATATTACATTAACCAGCAATACGGTAGAAAACATAAGTTGCCTCAGCGGTCTTACGAACGCGCCAAGTACAAGCAGTGTTTGCTGAAACGGCTGCTACACCAACTAATGTACTACCTGTACTAGCGGTTACTGTAGCGGCGTTTGTTGCGCCAATATTGATAATATTGAAATCAAACGAACTATTTACTTTCATGCTGCCAAAAGCAGTATCTAATTCAGTACCAGTAGGTACGGTCAAAGTTACGGCAGCGCCAGTGTAAGTAATAATGCCCGTTGCTAATTCAGCAGCAGTTAAAACTGCGGCGGCTGTTTTAGCTGTGGGGGCTGTTTGAGTCCCCATAATAATTTCATCTAAATTACCATCACCAACTTGGTAACCATTTGATCCATTTGGAAGTGCCATGATATGTTTCCTTAAAAAATAAGTTTAAAAGCCCCCGCTTGCGCGGGAGCAGTTAGATTAGCCAAAAATACGGCAGGCCATCTGTGGACGAATTGTGCTAAAGCCATACAGAACGTCAATACGGCAAGGTAAACGGTCATTATTGATATCGTACTGACGTACAACACGCATAGAGATACCGTTATGAACTTGGCGGGAAGCCATGTCAACACCTTGTGGCAACAACAAGTCAGCGGTCGCAAAAGTGATCGCATCTTTGTGGTAAACCAAGTTTTGAGCGTACTGGCTAGAAGCTGAACCCAACATTGTTACTACAGCAGAAGCTTGTGGGAATGAATCCACAGTTGCCAATGCGTTAGCAGACGTATAGATAGGTGGGCTAATAGACAATGTAGCTGTAGAAGAACCAGTTGCAGCAGCAGTTACAACAAACTGTTGCAAGCTACCTGTTGACTCACGGGTTTGTGGGTTAACAGCGTATACGCTAGCGATTGTAAATACATCACCTACGTTCCAAGTCTTGCTTGAGCCTGTAAAGCTAATACCTAAAGTAGCTTGGCCTTCAGTAGCAACGGTTGAAGTTACAGTAATGGTTGTACCCCAAGCACCAGTTGTATGTTGCTTGATAGATTGGCTCATGTTAACTTCATCAAAGCCCAATACACCCATACCCATCATGCCGTTCTTAAATTGACGGCTGATTGTGTCTGTAGGATTAAACAGACCTTTCATGCCTTCAACCAAACCTGCGTTGGCTGCTGGGTTAACAGTAGCGTAACGTGGGGACATAACAGCAGCGTTTTCGTTCAATTTCTGTTGAGCTTGTAACAGCACCAAAGAAGTAGAAGGAGTTGTGCCAGGTGTGCCAACTGAGTTATAGATTGCTTTGTAGCTGTTTGCTACGTCTGCATCAATAGAAGAAGCCAACTGAGAAATACGTGGTTTTAAAACACGCTCTGCAAAGTCATCTAACTGCATAGTCAATTCAGCAGAGGTGAAGTTAACACCAATGTGCTTTTGTGACGCTACAGTCAAAGTTGTGAACTGCTCGTTGTCGTCTTGAACTTGCAAGGCGGCACCGTCAGTTACCAAAGCGCGGTCTGGTAAGCGGATACGGAGGGTTGAACCAATTTTGGCACCTTCAACAGCGAAAGAGTCATCATATTGGCGGTTTACGTTACGTGTGATTACAAGGTTGTTCTCAAGAATTTCAAGAGCTTTTCTTGTAATCATGTCAATGGTTAAGATCGAATTTGACATAATAAAGTCCTAATTAAAAAATAGTTAGCGGTTTCTCTGCGCTTCCCACTTCTTGATCTGACGTTGGCGGTCAGCTTCAATCCACTCTGAAGTCGTCATGCTTTTAATGGCACGCGGATCCGTTGTGTCTGTTGCTGAAGATCCAGAGGATCTTGCCGTAATCGGAGCAATTGGTGCTGGAGCGCTCGAAGTCTTTTTTACTACGGGATTATCAGCTAATTTAGCTTCAATTTTCCCTAATTCTTTAGCCTGCTGAAGCGGCAATAAACGAGAAATACGATCAGCTTCTTTCGGATTAGACCCTAGGTAATAAGCCATGTCGGGGCCAACATCGGAAGATTGAATCGTTTGAGCCATTGCGTCAGTGATTGGGAGCCTAGGGTTATACGCAACTTGTTCAAAGTCATCGTACTTATTCCGTGCTTCTTCTTCTCTGTCGTGAAATGCCTCAAGAGTTTCGGACTGCATCCTAGCTTGTTCACGCCTAGCAAGCAATTCTTCTGCCTTACGCTCTGCCAATACCTCGGCATACTCGTCAGGTGAATTAAACTGCTCAATCGGCGGGATTTCTACTGGAGTTTTAAGCTGCTTTTCAGCGGCTCTAGCTACCTGTTCTCTTTCCCACTTACGTTGTTCTCTAGCAAGTCGTTTACCAATAGCGGCGTCCAATTCTTCTTGGGAGAAGGTTTTGGGTGCTTCTGCTGTTGGCTCTACTGCTTCCGGCGCTACTTCTTCAGTAACAGGTGCAGCCGTTGCTACCTGTTCTGGCGCGGCAGTTGAGTCCGCTAAGACTACTTCTTGACTTTCGTCCATTTCAATGTTTCCTTAAGAAACCCTGGTGTATCGCACCAGTACGATCTAAAAAATTAAACTTCTATTGACGCAACTTTAGCTTGGAAGGCTTTAATTCGCTCATCCAAGGCATTTCGGTCTGCGTCTATTTGTCTTTGTTTTGCCTCTAAATCAGACTGTAGTTTAGCTAAAGAAGCTTCATTGTCAACTACGGCCTTTTTGTGCTTTTCTGCTGTTTTTGTCAGATCGGCTAGATTTGTTTCATATTGACCTTCACGCTTATTTAGGTCTGTTTCACGCGTGTCTAAGGCTTTTTTTAGTTCTTTAGCTGCCGCATTAGCTTGTTTAGCCTGGTCTAAATTGATGTCGGCCTCTGCTTTTACGCTATCAGCGTAAGCCTGGGCGTCTGAACGCAGCTTATTGGCGTCTTCAACAGCGGACAGGGCGCCTTGACGTTTAGCCAATTCATCGCATAAAACAGCCATTTTGCCAAGATCTTTCAAAAAATCTTTGGTGAAATAGTCCATTAATTTGCTAGAGTCAATACCGCCAGAGCCGTTAGAGAGATCCATGTCTATTCCTTACGCGTAATAAGAGATATTGAGCTTGGCGCTGCCAGTTTGCTCAATAAATTGAATGTTTTTTAAATTGCCGTCGTACTGTAAAGTGACGCCAGCCGCCAAAGGCATACCAACCGAAGCGGTCGGGGCTATACCATCATCACGCCACCGAACAGTTTGTGTTTCAGGGGTAATTAAGGCAAAAGTCGGTTTTTGGTTAAGCCCAGTTAAGTCAGTGGCAGGCACTGTAAGGCTCTGAGCCGAACTTAGGCTTGTAATCTGTTGATAACCAATACATACGGTTATCGCTTTTAAATTCATAGACATTAATATCTCCCTCGTTCCGTGAATGACCGGAGTTTTACATAAAGTTGTGTCGCCGCAGTAATAATACTACCAAAAAAACCACCTGCAAAGAAAAATCCGTTAAAAAAATTACCCATATTAAACGTCTACTGCATCAGCATAATCGCTAAAAGTCTTTAATACTGCGTAGATTGCAGGGATTAAATCGCCCTCTAAATCTTCCATACCGATGTAATGTGCGTTTTCTTTGACTGTAGCCATGTTGCCATGCCGTGCCGACTCGTCATAATGAATAGCGACTTGGACTTGGATTTGGTCTTTAGTGCCAAAGAAGTTAGTGATTCTAGCGTAGGCTTCGGGGGCTGGTACGCCAAATTGGGTTTGAACTGCGAGCTTTAATGCCATTTAATTCTCCTTAGTATGTCATTTCGGTTGTTGTTTCCAAATATTCCTCAAACTGGGACTTAGTATTGTTACCAAAGCCGTAGTTTGTATGAAAAGCAATATGGTGTCTATCGCATAAAGTAACGCCATTATCTACATCAAAACGCTTCTCAGGAAATATGTTAAATCCGTCTAGGTGGTGGGCTATCATTGGGTCTTTGCGGATTCCGCATACCCTACACTTGGTTTTATCCCTAGACCACACTTTAATTCGCCATTCTTTGTACTCAATAGAATTTCTAATTTTCCATACTTCACCGCCTACACATTGGTCTGCTGGTTTCCATGAATGATGTTGTTCTCCACGATAATATTTGGAAGCACATTCTTTGCATCTTTCGTAACCTTTAGCACTAACTAAGTTTGTGCAATCAATACATTTAGGCAAGCCACCTTTCCAAGTTGGGCTATTTTCACCGCTTCTTGGTGGGTATTTAATATCACCATAGGTAATGTGCTTAGGCTTTAATGGTATTTCAAGACGAATTAATGCTTTACGGATTGTTCCATAATCACAAGGAATTAACTTTGCTATCTTGGCAATAGATAAGTTATCGCCAAAATACCTAGCCTCTAACCATTCTTTATCTCTGGTTAGATGTGCATTTTCGCAATGTAAGCTAGGTTTACGCATTAGTATGTCATCTCTGTACTTCT